TCATTTATGCGCTTCCTTGACGATCGTGTCGATGATGACGTCCACGAGGCCGGTCACGTCGATGTCCATCGGTCCGGTGATGTGGCCCAGGAATCGGCTCGCGTCGATTTCATCCCACTGTTCCGCGTATTGCGGGCGAATCATGTCGCCATGCTCGGCGAATTCGTCGAAGACGGCTTTCACGCAGGCCTTGCGTAGGTCTTTGGTGTAGGTCTTGCTGTCCATCGAATGCTCCTTTGGTGTGGCTTTCAGGCTTTGAATTGTTTGATGCCGTCTATCGGCTGCAGGAGCAGCATCATCAGCTGGTAGAGGCTCATGCCGAGCATCGTCGCCGTCTTTTCGAGTTGATCGGTATCGAATGCTCCCTTGCCTCGCAGTCGTTCGCTGACGGTTTTCTCGCTCATGCCGAGTTCCTTGGCGAGCGCGGCCTGTGTCTTGCGATGCCGTGCGAGCTCGCCTCTGAGATTCCTTGCGATGGTTTCCGTCTCACTCATCTGTCTCGCCACTCCTTTCTTTGTTCATTGCCTTGCGGTAATTCTTAAATTACCGACTTCGGTAATAATATGATTACCAAAGTCGGTAATCTTTACATTTTCTACCCATATTCGTAATATGGACATATGGCATACAAAGCAAAAAATGAAGTCACCGAAGACAGCCGTAGAATCATCAACGTTTGCAGGAATCTGCTCTCAGACAGCGGCATGAGTATCAAAGAGTTCCTGTACTCCAGCGGATTAGGGAACAACTATTGGTATATGCGCATGCGCTATGAGGCGCCGTTGAATACGTCAGACGTGGAGCACATCGCCTCCACATTCGGGCTCACCAGCCTCGACATCTACACGCGAGCACTCGGCAGCGACACCGACCGCGCCTATGAGGCCCGCGAGCGCGAGTCTCAGATCACCGATGATCTCATCGACCGTATCGCCGCGCATCCGGAGGACTATGACGTGGCCGCCAACAGGGATCCGAACGCGCGCCTCGAAGCCGAGACGCCCGACGAGTGAGAGGAGTGAATAATGGGTTTCAGGGTCAATCGCAGGATCAGCCTGGGCAAGAACGTCCGGGTGAATATCGGTAAAAGAGGCGTCAGCACGTCTGTGAAGATGGGGCCGGTCACGGTCAATTCGAGGGGACGCAAGACCATACATGTGGCGAAGGGCGTCTCATATACCATCAATCCGAAGGCGAAAAGAAGCACCTCCACGCAGCGGAGGTCGACCACCGGAGGCAAGCAGCATGCCACGTCAGCCCCGTCCAAAGACCCTGAAGCAGCTCGAATTCCAGTACAAGGCATACAGCGCCCTTCTCTGGGTGATGTACGCGCTGACCGCGTTCACCATTCTCATGTGCTTCTTCGGACCAGTCATGCTCGTCTTCGCCGTCCCATGCACGCTGATGTCAATAGGCTTCACCAGGCTCAAGGCGACGCTCAGGAAACAGCTAGAAGAGAGAAGATCCGACGACGCGTCGCCGGTTGCCGCAGATGCTGATGGGATCACGACAGACGAGTCGAGTTCCAAGAATACGGCGAACGAGAGGAGCATCTGACATGTTGAGAAAGAATAGGAAACCGAGGTTCACTCTTTCGCAGGAGCTGGCCGCGTAGGAAATGGGGACAGTGAGAGCAATCGGCATCGAATGCCTGCATGCACAGGCCGGAGAGATGGGGCTGGCCGTCGAATCGACGGACCTCCCACGCGACATATGCGGCCTGTACGACGACCGGCACGGGCTCATCCTGCTGGCCGACTGGCTCAACCAGCGCCAACGCCGCTGCACATTGTGCCACGAGCTCATACACGCCAGACACCACGACCCCGGCTGCGGTACACGATACGGAATCAAATGCGAGCGCCGCTGCCGCACGCAGACAGCGCTCCTATTGGTCAACCCCACCGAACTCGCACTACTAGAACGAATGTACGAGTACGAATGGCAGATCGCGGACGAACTCAACGTGACCACGCAGGTGTTGGAGGATTACCGGAGCACGCTCGCATCGGCGTAGAATCGACTGCATCCCCCTTGTTTGGCGGGAAGAGAGAAGGAACCAATGAGAATCAGACAGAACAATGCGATGCTGGTCAAGCTCAAGGCGTGGCTCGGCAAGGACGTGAAGGTGAAGTCGGCGGTCTGCTCCGGCATTGCCGCCGTATGCGCGGTGGCGTTGGCCGTCGGAGCGGCCACCTATGCCGCCAGCGTCCATTCCGCCGCGGTCAAGGAAGCCGCCGAGACCATCGAAGCCGACAATGCCGACTATTCGAAGCTGATAGACGAATACAACAAGCTTGTGGACGAATACAACTCACTGTCGGATGATTACGACACTGCGACGGAGACGATAGACAAGGCTGACGGCATGAAGGCCGACATAAAGAAGATGGAGGCTACGCGGGACAATCTGCAGGCGCAAATCGAATCGCTGACAGGTCAGGTCGATAACGCCAAGAGGACCAGCGCTTCCGATGGCGTGTGGCAGGTCGGCAAGGACATCGACGCCGGAACCTATCGCGCAAACAATTCCGTGACGGACCGCTGTTACTGGGAGATCTCCGTAGGCGATGACATCGTGCAGAATGATATTCCTGGTGGTGGTTATCCGCAGGTGACGGTGAGCGATGGGCAGCAGTTCAAGCTCCAGAATTGCGGCACATTCACCAAGCAGTGACGTTCTCTTCCATTTGCCCCACAAATGTGGGGCTTTTCTTATATGCGCTTATATTTAAGCCGGTGAGCATGGAATGTGGTCAAGCGTTGATTTTCCAGCATTCTTTTATTCAATCCAGCACACTGCGCTGTATGAAAGAATGAAAATAATGTTACATATGTATATATGTATATCTCATGTTTGCAAGTTAGTATTTTCTACTTGCAAGGTTAATATGCACCCCTGTCTACAACACACTAAACGCACATGTTTGCAAGTTAGCGTATAATGTGTTTCAGAACAAAAAACCTCCGCGGTGCCGTTAACACTGCGGAGGTAAAACATGAAGCCTCACTCAAAGACTTCCAAAACCATTGTAACGCATGGCTTGGAGGTCGGAAATGGACCGTGAAATGGGATACCGCAACATGCTGGCAGTCGAAGAACTTGCAAGCCAAGGTAAACTCACCGTCACCCACAAGGGCGCACGCAGCTTCGACTTCGCGCAATACGCCCTGCTGAGCCGCATGGCATGGCTCACCGCCGACTGGCCGCTGGACAAAGCCGCCAAGGAAAAGCACATGCTTCCGCGCACCTACGCTTCCGGCTGGCTCAAAATCGCCGTCGATTGGGGCATGACACTTCCTCAGTCAATGGACGAGCTTGTGGCGATCGGCAATGAGCCGCGTAATCCGAAGCGCGAGCAGCTGGCTTACAACCGCATCGGCAAGATCGCCAAGAAACTCGAATCCGCAGGACTCATCAAATGCCTTCGCAAGGGCAATGTTCAGCGCAAGAACAATGCCGTGTGGCTGCTGACCATCGGCACGCCGGATGAAAATCGCGAGGTCGAAGCCTACGTGCGACAGCACATGTACCTCTGA